TTACAATACAATAATGCTGTTAGACAACAATTTAGTTTTTCTTTTAAACTGTCATAGACCATTGGCGTTTGTTCTTTGATTACTTCAAAGTAATCACACTCAGATAATAAACTACGAAGAACTCTTTTTGTGATGTTGTCTCTAAAAACAGTTTCTTCAACAACTTGTGTCACGGGTGGTTTTGGTCTTCTTTGTTCAATGATTTGTTCATCATAGAATGGAATTTCTTCAGGTACACCAATATCAGTAGTAGGTGGAACTTGTTTGAACTCAATGTTTGTAATTGCCGTTCTACGACAAGCCATAGCATTAACACTATAAACTTGTGATGTTCTCGAAAGAGAATCTTGTCCACTACATTGATAAGTACCGAAAGCACGACCGTCCAAACCAACAGGTTTCACATCTTTAGCTAATTCTCCTTGTGTAATTTGAGCGAAAGTTAATCTTTTGTTGTCTATGAATTTCTTCAATTGTCCAATACTCTCAATATATTTGATTGCCGAAACCATTCTTCGTTGTGAAAGGAGTTCGTTGTATGCAACTGTTTGTGGATTTGAGGCACTACTTTCTAGTTGCATAAAACAAGTAGCGTTCTCATCATTTTCCAAGTCTTTACTAAGTTGAATTAACATCTCCTCAATTGCACTTTTGTTTCCTTCCACAACTTGAGTGAAAAATTCTAAAACTTGAGTTTTCTCATTTATTTTTGAACTTTCAACGGAATATATCTCTTTGTTCGCAGAACTCGTATAAGTACCATAATAAACCTCATAATTATCTACCTCTATATTTGGTTTAGGTATGTCATTTTCAAAATACAATCCATAATTCTGAATTTTTAAATAATCAAACCCCGAAGTGGTAGAACTCGATTTAGAACCCATTGGATTATATCCTCCACCAGTAGTTCCACCGGCACTAGTATCAAAACCCCCACTTTGAACACTTCTTACATAGTACTCCACATCCTCTCCTGAAACATTTTTTGTTTCTAATCTTTGTTGAATTTCAAAAATATCACTAGGATTTACTGTGTAATACTTTCTCGCTAATTCATACAAATCATATTTTCTACAACCGGCAAAAAATGAATCTAATATTTCATCAGCCCTTTGACTTAAGTTTGTGTCGTTTAATACTCTATTAACCAACATGTTCATAACAGAAGGGTGGTCAACCACAATTTTCCACTGAAGGGAACCAGACCTTGAACTATTTGCATAAGTGAATACTGGCTCAGGTCTACCAATAAAATCGGTCTGTTTGAAACTGGCACGGGTAGACTCGTTGAAACTCAATCCATATGGTGGAAACCACATTACCCGACCACCATTAGGACCCCTTTCACAAACCGGTAAATCAGAATAAGTCAAACCAGGTCTATTTGAGGTTCTCCAAGCAAGGTTTTCCAATGAGAACATATATTTTTTAGCATATCCATTAGGTCCGCCAATGATATTGGTTGAATCTTGTCCACCTTCTCTTTTGTTAGGTGCGATGTTTAAGTTGTAGGTCTTATCAAAAATAGAATAAGAAAATCTTCTACCTTCGGTTGTTATACCATCTTGTTTTTGTAAGTCATTGTACTGAAGATATGGTGTATCTTTTTGAAATATTCTACAGTATTCTGCCCCTACTTCAGCACCAATAGCGCCAATATATCTTTTTACTCTTGAACCTTTTGTAATTTCTTTGTATCCGTCATTAAATACTTTTGATACTTGGTCTATAGCATTTCCCGCATGTTGTAGTCTTCTACCTCCTCTTGGTTGGGAATCAATAATTCTTTGTGTATCGTCCAAAATAGAACCTTGTCTGAATTCAAATTCAGTTGATTCCGTAGCCTGATATGCCGAGGGTCTAAAATCAGGGTCCTCAGCAATAATTTCCCCACCAATACCAACAAATTTACCGGCATTACCCTTAAACTTAGGTGACACCCAAGTAAATCCACCCACGACATCACCACCACTACTATATGTTGGTCCGTTAGCACCCAAGTTAAGTGCTTGACCTGGTCCTTCATATAGTTGAGCCAGCTCTTGTGGTCCATAAACAGGAGATTGGATTTCTCTACCGAATTGGTCAACCGGAACATCACCCGATGGTGAAAATACTTGTGAAGGTTCACTTTTAACACTACCAACATAGTATTCACCATTGTTGGTATTTCTACCCTGAAGTGCTCCGGCAACCCTATCAAAAATAGGTCTATCGTAACCTGGTTTGTAAAGGTTGAAATCTAAGTTTTTGAATAACTGAGACCTTTGACCGCCACCAGTATTCTCTAAAAGTAATATTGACCCTCTTAGATTTGATTGTGAATTTAATCTGGCGAAGAATCTTCCAAGTCCTGCCGCCGCATTTGTGCCAAGAAAAGCTGAGGCTAATTGTTGACCTGTCGTTGGTATACCACTATTGATTTGTGGGTCAAAGTAACTTCCAGGAATAACAGAAAATGGTGCATATGCACCCGAGATTCTATTCAACAGACCTGCAGCAGCTCCGACAATTGTTGAGCCTTCAGTTATTGTAAAGTTTGGCTCTAAAAGGGGTACTCTTCCATTAATAAATGCTAAGATGTCCTCCCCCCCGTTTACATTAAGGAAATTTGCTCTCCCTATGGTGTTTCTCCTAATCTCACGACCAATGTTGTATTCAATTTGTCTCCTAAGATTTGTTGCCCCGAGCTTCGCCAAAAAAGAGTCACTCGATAAAGGACCATTTGAACCCTGTGGGTCGGGGTTCAACATGATACCTATTGTAGGATAAGAAGATGGATTAAAATTTGGGTATGGTTGTGCATTAGTTGTGCGACCGTTGTTTTGAGTCAATATTTCTAATGAACCAAAAAACTGTGCAGAATCTAATAGTTGGTCAGTACTCGCATACGCATTGAGGGGTTTCCATGCTGGCGCAATACCAGGAAATCCAATTTGTGCGGCAGTAAATCCTTCGTCAATTATATTAGCGTCTTGATAACCATACTCACCCTCATTTGAGTTGGTGTTATTTAACGCCCCAATGAAAGGAACTTGTTTGTACCCACCCTCGGCACCATATTGGTTCAAAGGGTACAGTAAATTTGCAAGAATAGGGGTGTCGATTAAATTATCATCGGTATCGACCGGTGATAAATCTCGTTGTATGGTCTCGTAGTTATAGGGGGGACTAGGAAATTTGGGGGACTTCTGATAAGGTTTTAAATTCCTTACCACAAGTTTCTTTCTAAAACCCTCTGAACTTGGAAAATCAAGTGGACTACCCATTTATTGTTTTATTTATAAATAGGTTTTTAATTATTTTTTTGACAATTCTTTAATTGCCGCCTCTGTTTTAATCTTAACAATCTTATAGATATTGTCTTTAATTTCAGGGCTATTGAATATATTAAAGATTTGTTGTTCACTCAAATTTGTTGGGGCTTTTACATCGATAGTAAAATTCCCATCAACATTAACATTTCCTGTGATAGTTTCTGTTGTTGAAGTTTGTTTTTGGTATTGTTCCCAATTCTGATATCTTGTATCAGTCTGTTCCCCAATTCTTGAAATACTTTGAAGACTCTCTCTTTGAGCACTATTTTCACTGTATTTAGCAAGAAAGGTCTGATATCTTTGAGCCAAGTCTAAACTTATTGTTTGTTCCTCTGAGGCTGTTTTCATTGTTGATAAGACATCTTCGATTGACCCTTCTCCTTTAAGTAAACTCATAATCGAAGTTCCGACCACATCCCCGAAATTTTGAAATTCTTTCCTAAATTCTTCTCCTGTAGGTAATGCGCCAGGACTAAAAGCAGCATCCGCTATTTTTCCTTCTTCTTTTCTGGCATATTCTATGGCTCGTTGTAATCCTTCTTGACCTGCTAACGCATAACTCAATCTCATGGGGAGTGCTGCTATGTCTCGTGACATTATATCACTAGTATCTAATTGACTTCGAGCAATATCTTCCATCGACTTGGGTCTATCTGCAGCTTGTTGTTTGATAAGTTCGAATTGGGATTGAGATAATTTGTCTAAACTTTCTGTTTGGAGTTTACCGGTTTCGTCTCTGAATTGTACTTCATAACGACCCCCCTCACCCATTTTTGACATGTTAGCCACCAACATTTTATCCTCTTCGCTACCTCTTATGTCGAAGGATATTTCACCTAATCGTCTATCTAAATCAGAAGCCGCTAATGCCGTCTTTGAAAACTGCTCAAATGACATTCCCGCAGTTTCGGCTAGTTCCTTCATCAATCTTACACCACCAGGATTGATTTTGAAATTCTTGGTCTCCTCATCGAAGTAGGTAAATTGTTTTGTCATTTCAATCAATGAATCCTGTAATCCTTTTGGGTCATTGATTGATTTCTCCATTAACATGAACGGGTCCACCAAATCTCCTGAGGCAACACCCAATCTTTGAAATGCTGCCGCCATCTGTATTGCTCCTTCAGGATTTAAAACTTTTTCAGCAAAATCCGAAGTTACTTGCATGTCAAACCTGAGCATCGAAGCTTGAGCCGCCATTTTGGTAAATCCAACAACTCCATCTTGGAAATTGAAACGATTCATCATATCAACTTTGTTGACAACATCACCCATGATTTGAACCGCATTTAATCCTAACGATTGAACATAACCTACGGATTCTTCAACACCTTCGCCTATATTTGAAAGTTCAACACCAACACTACCAAATTGCTCAACTAAAAAATTAACATCTTTGGTAAGGAATTTAGATGTTGCGAAAATTTCCTGTAAAGACTCTTGTGATGCAACAACATTTCTCCGAGCACCTTCACCAACTTCAGCAATTGTTTTACTTAACTCTTCAGCAGAACCACCAAGTCTAACGAAATCCGCAACCCCATCAGATACTGCAGTTGAAAATTCGAGAAATCTTGCACGAGATTCTCCAAAAGACCTGTTAATAGTGGTAATACCATCTTGTATCCTACCTATATTGCCCACCAAATCAGCGGACTCACCAATAAGTGATTTTAAATTACCCAAAAACCCTAAATCCTCATCTGCCATTATGGACTTTTATATTATAAATAGGGTTTTTATGATTTTTTTTGATTGTCTTCAACCCACTTATCCAAGAGATACTTTCGTATAAAAATTGGCATACTCATAAAATCTGAATATGGTATTGAAAATATTTTAGACAAATAATAAAACTCGTCTATTTGATTTTTTCGATAATCAGAAGAAAGGACGAAAAAAGTCTACCCCGAAGCCGATGTTAACCAATAGCTTTTCTCCTGACGGGGCAATAATCACCCGATTCATATCTAATCGAGGTACGTTTTCATTCATGAATTTTTTTATGTACTTAGAATCCGCAAACGGCATTGTTTCAGCAAACTTTTGAATTTCTACTTTGTCTTGAGTACCATCTACTTCAACTATTTCTCTCTGTAGTCTCCAAGTTCTAATTGGTGCGACTCTTCCTTGAGGATAAGTTTCAGATAAATTGTTGATTTCGGTGACTTCACCAAAATTGAGTGGTTTCAACTTTACGGTTTTTTCGGACACTGGAAGTTTTGTGGTAAATGTACCGTCTTCATTTGGTTCATTACCACTCACGATGTTAAGTTCATCAAGTCTTTCATTAGCCGTGAACTTTCTATTTGTTTTTGGGTCAGTCAAATTCAATTCGATATTTGGTCCAAAGGCTGTGTTTCTAAGAAAAATGAGAATCGACTCAATGTCACCCTCCAATAAATCCTCGGGTCTTACACCAGGTTCGTATATCTTTGAACGAAGAAGATTGGTTGTCATGTCTTTACCACCCGCAATCAAAATGTTTTCATCACTAGCAGTCAAATAACCAACCTTTAAAGATGATTTTTTATTTTTATAAAACATTCCCTTGGATGGAAGGGGTACCACATCGTGTGGCAATGTAAATTGTTGTTGTCCGTAATTAATAGTTTCTTGGTCCATATAAAAGAATAACCGTAGAGTTTATCTCTACGGTTAAATATAAAAGGTAATAAAAGTAAATAAAGACAATCTTAGTAAATCAACACACAACGGTCCATTCTCAAAGTTGCACCAATTGTCGCCAATCCATCTTGAGAGTAGTTTAAAGTGTTGAAGTTAACATCTGTAAGGAATGTACCATAGAGAATCCATTTTTCCACAACAACTCCTGTTGGGTCTAACATCTCTAAGTCAATATCTTTTTTGTATCCCGCCGCATATCCCATACGACCAGTTACTGATTCCGCGTGGAGACGAACCCACTCCATAAGAGCCTGTGCCGCAGAAGGACCGATTGGGTCACGGAAGGTTACAGGAATAGTTTGCCAGTTAAATCTACCAGCAACATAGGTTGAGGTGTTCAAAAACTGAATTTCTGTTGGGTTGATGATGATGTGGGGTCTTGCAGTAGATTCTACAAACCACTCATTTATACCCAAAGATGATGGAAACCTTAATATGAACCTGTTTTGTCTTTTTGGTTCGTAAGGAATCGGCATTTTCATTAATAAATCCGCCATGGTAATATCTTAATTTTTTCTTTTATCTTTTATTATAAATATACCCATCAGTATAATTTTTCTATTGACTTTATTTTTTAAAAATTTACTCTCTTATAGAGCTCCAGTACTAGTATTCTTTTTTTATTCCACCTTTAGTTGAATAAGTTTTAACTGGTTCTTTAATAGATTTAAAATAATCCTTAATTTTTTCTACATTCTTTTCGTCATCATCTGAAAATCCAATAGTTGGCTTGCCTGGTACAAACTTATTAGCAATTCCTTTCTTTAGAAAAGCTGTTTTATGTAGCACAGCCGCCATTGATTTAACATAGTTTACAAAGTCCGCCATTGCTTTTACCTTTTCTTCTTCAGGAGACGAGGCACCCTTATCACTTCCGAAACTAACAGGATTATAACGATTCAGTTCCAAGTAAGACCTAACCATTTCTTCATCGGTCATTTCTTCTTCGTCAACAAAATCTCGATATTTTTTTAAATTTTTAATTAATTCTTTTTTGGAAATACCACCAAAATTCTTATCGATATAGTTGAAAATAGCCTCTTTAATAGTATTTGGATTATGACCTCGAGCGGTAATAATTGCAAAAATCGAACCATTATTAATAGATTCTTTGAAGTCGTTCCATGCCGGTCCAATTCTAGCCTTTAAACTATCTTTTAAAAATTGTTTGTCACCGTGGACCCCAAAAAAACGGAAAGGGTCTTCCGAGTAATCTACAATAGTATTACCTAAGTAATCAAAAGATGTTTTACCAATTCTCTCCCTATGAGTAGCAAAATCCTCGGTTGACATTTCCACTTCTTTACCCTTATCATTTAACAAAATGATTTTGGTTGGCATGTGGACAATGTTATCGTCCCAATCAAAAGCATAGTATTTAAGGTCGGGGGTTCCAATTTTGAAGGGGTCTTTTATTTTATTATACATTTCCAATTAGGCAAAAAAAGGGTGGGAATTTGTTTTCCCACCCCAAATATATTAAATATTTTCGAAAGATGCTCCTGTTGGAGTAATTAAAAACTCAATATCGATAAATTCAAGTGCTTTAGTTGGTTTCAAATATATTTTACCTGTCAAAGTATTTCTATCCAAATCTTCAGGAGTTGATGCTACTGTCACTCTAAAGTCATACAAACCACGGTCTCGTCTAATTGCATCCAAGATTGGGTTTACAGAATCCAAGAATTGTTGTCTTACAATTTCATCGTTTTGTTCGAACAATAGTCTTACAGCAACCGCTGAAATCAACTTACGAGCTTGTAACAACAATCTTCTAACATTTAATCTGTTTAGAGCAGAATCTCTGACTTGTAAGGTTTTGTTACCCCAAATTACAGTACCAACATCAGAGAAGGTTGCAATAGGGTTTATTCTACCTTGGTAAAGAGTATCTCTGTCTTCCTGAGTAAGTTTTAATCTTGCTTTAACGGAGTTTACAAGACCTCTTGTGTAACCCGCAGATGCAAACCAAGGGAAGGAAATGTTATCAGTTAAAGCTAAGTTTCTACAAACCTGACCCGTTGCCGGTAGATATATCTGTGTATTGTTAACAGTATCTCTTTCCAAAATCCATGGGTAATAGGTTGCCGTATAAGATGAATCGATACCAGTTTGGTCTAAATTATCTACCGCTTCTTGTGGGTAAATAATCTCAAATTGAGAAGTAGCGTCGGAAGTAAACATGTTGTAGTCAGGAGTTGTTACAACATAAACAGCGTCTGCCCTTTCATTTTCAACCATACCAATTGCCAATTCAGCAAGATTTGAGTTATTAACATAATCAATACCCGGAGTTGCAAATACATTGATATTTGTGGATTCAGGATTGTTAAATGTTAATTGACCAAGTAAGTAAGCGTAATAATCTGTGTTTGCGAAATCTTGAGTGTTATCTCCAATAACAATTCGCTTGAAAGTACCATCACCAGATGCTGTTGGGTATCTTTGGGTAGGTGTTGCCCCTTGTAAGTATCCCTGAGCTCCAAGAGCAAATCTATCTTGGTTTGTTCTAAATTCTCTGTAGATATCCCATCCATCAAATCCTCCTTGGAAAACTGTTGTGAACTTTCTTGAGTACAAGAAGTAATATGGATTATCTTGAGAAGTTGGTTCCCCATCAAAACTTGCAACACCACAATCAAATGCTGGTGTACCACTTGTTATTTGAGAATTTGCAATAGTGATAACTGTTGCTCCCGAGTCAAAGTGAAACCCTTTAGTTTGATAGTTCCAAGATTCTGAAGTTGTTGCTAAGTCCCAACCAACTACAGGGTTTTTCTTCCCTTTATATTGTAGTAAGTCACTATCAATTCCGAATTGAGTCGAGATACCTAAGTAGGTTCTTCTAACAATATCTCCTGAAGAACTTACAATATTACTACCTCCAGCAGTTGTTCCAAAAGGTGGGTCAAAAATTGTTTCCCCTGGGAAGAAGTATTTAGTTTTGATGATAGGGAAAGGAGAAGGGTTTGTAACACTTTCATAAACTCTTTCTTCCAAACCATAGAAACCACAAGGTAATGCATCGATTGGATATTCATCTGAAAGTTCAATCATCACATACGCAGAATTCAAAGGATATTCACCGTCTACCGAACCAATTTTTTTAGCGACAAAACTGTTCGATGCTGGGTCCATTGTACAGTTTGTGAATTTTTCATAAACAACAGGATTAGCATCCGTATCAAAAAAGTCTCTTACTTGTACATCAAATGTTGAGTTATTAAACGAAATATTCGCAATAGAAATTTTAACCTGAGTGTTAGCCTCAAAACCATCAGAAATTGTAACAAATCTGAATAGTTCATAAACTTTATTACCACGAAGTTCAGAAACTAAGAAAGGGGTTTTTGGTGTTTGATATTGTTCCAAATTCCACGCAATTGAAGTTGTAGAGCTTTTATCACGAGCCTCAGGGAGAGCAATCAAATCACACTTGACACCTCTAACATACCCTTTATTAAAACCATAGTTTAACATTCCTAGATAAGATTCCTCAACATAAATTGGGACATCTTGTCGTGGTTTTGAAAAATTGGTGATACCTAAAACTTTAGTCAAGTAATTTGCATTTGTTGAATCGAACGATGTGTCAAAAGCAAATGTGTCACCTTCAAAAGTTACACCACTTAATTGGAAAGTTGCAAACGGACTTTGTGAAATTCCGGAATATGCACCAGTACAAATGAGATTCAAATCAGTTAAACCAGTAACTTGATACTGAGGACCGTGGTCATTAGCGTTATAATTTGAAATACCTCTTGAACGAAGAGTTGCTAAAATAAGATTGTTCCAGTCAGTATATGCTGTACCTGAATAGGTGTAAGTTTTCCCTACAAGAGTCCCCGAGAATGAACCTGAAGCACCTGTAACAAAGTCCGTAACATTGTAATACCATGAATAACCCGAATAAGAATTAGCAGTTGTTACATCAAAAGTTGCATAGTACCAAGGGTCATTATTACCATCGGTTAATTCTGCAAAATCTAAACTTAAGTCATCACATCCAAACACATTATCAAAATTTGGGTATTGTGAGTTTAATACATTGTAATCAGATGTGGGAATAGAACCATAGACATTTACTGTTGAACCACTCAATGATGTATTTGCCGAAATACTAATCATAAAATTAAACAGGTCACTATTGTAAGTTGAAGTGGACCCATCAATCAAAGTGTAAGAGGTGTTCAATGCGTTTAAAACTAACGGAGGAAGTCCCCCACCAAAAGTTAGTGTGTTACCATTTGAGAAACCAGCAAAAGTTGTTGTGAATGTAACAGGTGCCACACCTGTGTCAATACCAACAGTCGTACCATTGACATTTGCAATCGCTTGTAATGACCATGAAGGTCCTGCGTCATAACCCGACAAACCTAAAATACGGGTTACAAATAATTGATTAGATTGTTGAAGGTACGCTTTGGCAATGTAAGCGGCTTCATATTTCGGTATTTGAGTTCCGATAAATTTTTCAGGTATGGTTCCCCCAAAGAAAGTCTGAAACTCATCGAAATTTGTTATAAAAATTGGTTCGAAGGCGGGACCTCTTAGAGTCTCCCCCACCAAACCTAATGTGGTTACACCCACACTTTGTGCTACAAACGATAAATCTGTTTCTGATGTATAAACCCCAGGGGATACAAAAACTTTTTGATTTGCTTGTGATGTTACTTGAAAAAACATTTTTTTAAATTTTTCTTATTCGGTTTTATTTTATTAGATAAATATTTGATTTAAAACCAAAAAACTTGACTTTTGAATATGTATTATTAAACGGTGAGAATTTTTTCTACCTTTTTTCTGCCTTATGAAAAATACCCCCAAGTCTATCAAGAACCTGAAAATATCAGAAAGTACCCATGAGGTACTAAAAAGTTATTGTGAAAAAAATGGTTTGAAGATGTATAAGTTCTTAGAAAAGCTCATTGTAGACAACTGCAAGGTGACAAAAGATATCTACGGAGAGTAGTTAAACTAACTTACTTTCGAACTCAATTACGGAAACCTCACCTACAATATCCTTGATGATATCCACTCTAAAAATGTCTCCAGTATTCAATTGAACAGTAGAAATATTTTGACCATAATAATCACCATTAATAAAAACATTGTATGTGTCAACATTTGATGATGATATCAATGTGAGGTCAACTCTATAATCAACTTGGTCATCAATTAAGGATGTATTACTTGAGGTGTATAGAAGTTTGTATGTAAATTCATCAGGATTTGAAGGTGTAATTTCTGCTCTTTTACCTTTCGGAACTTGGGTGTCAACTTCAAATAATTGTACTACGCGTGAAATTGCTGGTTTTACTTCAAATTCTTCCTCATCAATCAAATAACCTAACATGGTAAAATCGTAACTTTGAATATAATAATTTCTTTTTTCAACATCGATTACTGATTCATCTGAAACATTGTTCATTATTATGGGGACATACTGCCCTTTAATAAATGTGTAAGCTTGACGAGAAGAGAAAGTTTGAAGAACATTTTTATTGAATGTATTTAACTCCCTCATTCTATTACAAATGATTTTAACACTGTAATTAATATCTACAGGGACGGGTTGAGGTATGGTATAAACATCATACCCCTTTTGGTTGCCATTCCATGTTGGAACTGTGGCATAATAAAATTGTTTTCTAACAGGAATTGTATATTGAAGTGATGGATTTGTTCCGTATTTTACTTCAGGTTGTCTCACAAGAGTAATAAATGGAAGTTGAACATTGAAATCATCATCTTTAAAGTTCCAAGTTTCAGTAAATTGTGACCATCTTTGATTTGTTATAATTTTGTCAATAACACTAATGTCTTTTCCCGAAACAACTGTCTTCAATTCATTTTTGACAAATTCTAACATCCCCCCATCTAAATCGGCATGAAGAACACTCTGAGGAAGATATGTTCCGTCTTCATTGATAAACTGTAGAAGTTGTTCTCTTCTGGCAGACAAAGTCTTTGGTGGAACCAAGTCAATATCCATTTTGATTTGTTTCTTAAAAATAGGGTTTTTAGGGAGTGCCATTATGTACCGTAAAATTCATTTTGACTTGTTGGGGTTGCAATGATTGTTCTGTAGAACGGTTTGTAACCTCCATAAGTGTGTTTATTGTCAGACACAACACGACCATCGTCAGATACGGTATAGTATCTAACTTTATCTTCGGATTCATAATACCCAAAGTAATCACCCATTTGAATATCAACACCTAATTCTTCCAAGTAAGCGCGGTAAATGGAGAACCTCATATTACCTGGCTCGTTTTGTTCCACACGAGATGTACCGAGTCTCTGAGCGGTGGGGGATAAGATTTGAACATAACCCTTAAGTTCAACAGGAGCAAGGAACTGAATACCTCCCTCTGGTGATTCTCCATATACATCATCGATACGGGTACGGTATCTATCGATACGATACAATACCACAGTAAAGTTCATATCACCTTCTAACCATTCTTGACCCATGGAAATATCAAGGTTATAATCCTCCGCACCGAAGAACTTACCTAACCGCGTAATTGGAACTAATTTCTCTGCCATAGTAGTTATATTGATAAATACCTCTTTTTAATTTATATTTTAAATAAAAAATTATGGAACTTATTTTACCCTCAAAGATTACATTAAAATCTAGTGATGTTCATGGATTAGGCATCTTTGCAACAAAAAAAATAAAAAAAGATGAAGTCATCGAAGAGAGCCCAATCATGAGACTACCTATCGAGCCAGGAGAGAGTAGTCCTTTGTTTTCAAACTATCGATTTGCATGGCCTAAAGGAGAAGGATGGCATAGTCATGTTGTTGCTATGGGATACGCATCGTATTACAACCACTCGGATAACCCCAATGCAGAATGGAACAACAATTTAGAAAACATGACTTTTATGTTTACCGCCCTTACGGACATCAAACCTGGTGAGGAAATCTTTGTTTACTACGGACCAGAAACTTACTGGTTTGACGAGCAAACGAAGGTTGAAGGAAAATAATGTCAGTTGGACTAACAATAGAATCCAAAGCCATCTCCATATTGGAGAACTACTCGGGGGCTAACAACTATATCTTGGGATTAAAAGTTAAACTTGACAAAAACTCCAAGTTTTATCCTACGCGTAGTCAATCAGAATACATCATTAATAATCATTCTAAGACCCCACTTGTAGCAAAGAAGTGGGTTGTCTTGGATTCTTATTTTGCTAATAAGATTGCCGATGAGAGATTAATGATGACAATTCCCGAAAAGATTTGGATTGAAAAATTGTTGGCAGAAAAAGACAAAGCCTACCACATTTGGGGTAAATTCTCTGAGGAAGACCCCTTGACGGAGATGTGGGTTCCTAAGGTAGCAATTATCAAAGATAACAAAGTTGAAATTGCCGAAGTTGATTACACAAAATATTCACATCGTCCTCCCCTTGAACACCAAAAAGTTGCCATCGAAGAACTCCTTAAAAATAAGAAGTATATCTTGGCGGACGATATGGGTTTGGGAAAAACTACCTCAACAATTATCGCATCATTAGAAATGGGGGCAAAAAAGATTTTGATAATCTGTCCTGCTTCTCTGAAAATTAATTGGCAAAGAGAATATCAACTCTACTCTGAAAAAACAAGTTATGTCTGTGAGGGCAAAAACTACTCTGAAGAATCTGATATTGTGATTATGAATTACGACATTATCAAAAATTTCCACGATTCAAAAGACAGAAAGAACTCGATAATTATGAAGTCCAATTTTGATTTAGTTATCATTGATGAGGCACACTACATTCAAAATGTACAAGCTCAAAGAACCAAACTAATCAACGACTTGGTTAGAGACATCGACCGATTGTGGTTATTAACGGGAACCCCTATGACCTCTCGACCGATTAACTATTTCAATCTTTTGTCATTGGTTGATTCGCCCGTTGCCAAAAATTGGATGGCGTATGTTGTTAGATATTGTTCGGGATATCAGTTTAGGGTTGGTCCAAGAAAAGTTTGGAATGTAATGGGTGCATCCAACTTGGAAGAATTGAGAGACCGAACCGGTGCAACTGTCCTTAGAAGATTAAAAGAAGATGTATTGGACTTACCTGAAAAAATTATCACCCCTGTATACCTTCGTCTTCGTTCAAAACTTTACGAAGAGGTTATGGGAGATTATTACAATTGGTATGAAAAAAATCCTGAGGAAAGTAAAAACCTTTCAATTCAGTTCACCAAACTAACTCAGGTAAGACAGGTAATTGCTGAGGAAAAAACACAACACACAATTGAACTTGCGGAAAACATTGTGGAACAAGGGAAAAAAGTTATCATCTTTTGTAATTTCACCAAGTCACTTGAAACAATCGTTAATCACTTTGGTAAAAGTGCTGTGAGGTTAGATGGTTCGATGAATAAGACCCAAAGACAGGATTCCGTAGATAGGTTTCAAGAAGATGATAATGTAAAAGTGTTTGTTGGTAACATCAAGGCTGCTGGCGTGGGAATTACCCTAACCGCAGCCGAAGCTGTAATTATGAATGACCTTTCATTTCTTCCTTCAGACCACAGTCAGTCAGAAGATAGGGCATACAGGTACGGACAAAAAAATAATGTTTTGGTGTACTACCCAATTTTCGAAAATACAATTGAGGGTATCATCTACGACATATTAAACAATAAAAAAAGAATAATAGCTACTGTTATGGGTGATACTTCGGATGAGACAAATATTGTTGAAGAAATTTTAAAGAGTATAAATCAAAGGAGATAATCGGTAGTTGTCTATTATTTATAGAAAAATAATATAGACCATGCAACACATACAAGAATCGGTAGAGAAGATTGAAAAACAAATTCTTCACGAACAAAAAAGAGAACAAGCCAAAGAACTTTTACAAGAAGGAAAAAAAATCGGAATAGAAAAATTACCCTACAGTTACTCTGCGGTAAAAAGATTCATAGATTCCGAAACCATGAATGTCCATTACAACAAACACTACAAAGGTTATGTGGATAAACTCAACAACTTACTGTCAAAGAGAAAGGGAGACCATGACCTCGAAAAAATAATCAGAGGTATTTCAAAATACCCTAAAGGAGTAAGAGATAACGCAGGGGGTGCATTTAACCACGCACTTTTTTGGAATATGTTATCCCCCCAACCACAAAGAATCGGTAAAGAGTTACTTCAACAAATTAAAAAAGATTTTGGAACATTCGAGAAGTTTAAAAAACAATTCGAAGAAGTTGCCATACAAAGATTCGGTTCAGGATGGGTATGGTTAATCCTTACCAACAAAGGAACCCTAAAGATAATGTCAACTCCAAATCAAGATAATCCATTGATGAATGTAATTGAAGGCGGCGGATATCCAATTTTGGGCTTAGATTTGTGGGAACATGCATACTACCTCAAATACAAAAACAAAAGAGATGAGTATATCAAAAACTTTTGGACCGTGGTCAATTGGGACTTTGTGGGAGATATGTATACACTCAAAACACAAACCAAGTTATTGGAGTCACAAGAAATGGGTAAGATACTAATGGAAACAAAATCAGAATCGTGTACAAGGGGGGAAGTAGAATTCTTCAGAGTGTTGTTCAATAACAACCTACGCGCAAGAGACATCTATAAGAACACAATTAATGATATTCTTAGAAACCTCTTTGCTGACAACTACCACAACAAAAGGGAGAATGGTGAAATACCAGGAGTTTACGATTTAGAAAAACCGGGTCGTAGTGTCATTAATTATATGAACACTAACTATTCCGTCTTTTGTATTATGGTAAGAGATTTAAATAGGGTTATTACCAAGTCACTCAAGGAAAAATCTGTAAACTTCGAAGGGAAGACCCCTGCAGAACAAATCACAGAAATGAAAAGACTCTGTAACTACATCGAACAATTCAGTTCAAGAATTTTTGACCCAAACAGTCAGACATTCCATTCTATTATGAATACCCTCAAAGAGAAGGATAATGTTGGTACTCGTAGAGAAAATATGGCACAGGTTCGTCTTCAAGAGAGTATTCCAAACGCTAAGGTAATTGTGACAGCAGGTGCTGGAAAAACCAAAGACGCAATTCAAAAAATAGACATGGAAATAGCTGTCGAAAACTCGAAACTTACTGCTCAGGTAAAAGGGTTCGACGAGATTTTGGAACAAAACGGTCGTTTGGTTGTGACCAAGACTGGTGAAGTTGCAAAATACAATGTTGATTGGATGGTATTTGTTAAGGGTAAAAAAGTGGTTGTCTTTGAAAACAAAGGTGAAATTGTCATGGGAAACTATGTTTTTGAGAAAACACAAATGATATACGATTTGAGATAATCGCGGTATTTATAGGTATGGCTGTATTACCTGAACCCGAAAGAAGTAGAATTTATACACGACTTCGTCACCAACTTGGTGCCCCTCTGAGAGCTGTAGAACTTGAAGATGAAATGTTGGACTCCTTGATGGAATTATCCATTCAAGACTATGAACAATATACTTTGGATTGGCTTATTGAATCTAACTGGGTTAATTTGGTTAACCTAAATATGAACGAGAAATCAGTGGCAAGAGCTTTGGTTACCCGTACTTTTAATTTAGAAGACCAATTTACATATGCATACTCTAAGATTGTGGGTTTACAAACTACAGGTCCTTATGTGTTGAAAAAGGATTATTTTGTGTTAAGTGCTAACACCCAATCTTATGAAATACCTGCAGGTAGAGAAATAAATGAGTTACTATGGTTTTCGAATCAACCTTTTCAGAACTTAGCTCTTTTTGGTACAACTGATTATGGGTTTGGTGGTTTGGGATTAGGAGCAAACCAAGCGGGATACGCCCAAATGGGAAATGCGGGTTCTTATTTTATGCTAAGCGGTTTTGATTATTTACTTCGATTCCAAGAGGCAAATATTCTTAATAGAATTTTGGGTGGGGCGTTGACTTACAAAATTACGGGATTACCTGATGGTAAAAGATTAGTGACCCTCTACAACGCACCTGGTTCAAACTTTTCGTTTAGTAATTATTCCTCTTACACCGGCAAAGCGGTTTGGTATTGGTATTATGATGTTGATGGGGACAGTCGTGCACAATGTATAAAAGACAATCCTGACATTATCAAATTACCGTCTGATGTTCCAATCGAAGAACTTTCTTGGGAAGACTTAAATGTTCCAGCACAACAATGGGTCAGAAAGTGGTTTACCGCATATTCTAAAGAAACATTATCAAGAGTTAGGGGAAAATATTCAGGAAATCTTAAAACACCTGACTCAGAGCTTCAAATGGACTATCAGTCGTTGGCTACGGAGTCCAAGGATGAAAAATCTAAATTAGAAGAAGAATTGAAACTAAGGTTAGAAAGACTACGCCCTGAAAAACAAATGGAAAAAGAAGCACTATTGGCAGAAAATCTCAACAAACAAATGAAGTTTAGAGCAATGCCAAGACAAATCTATGTTGTTTAATATGGAAAACAGAGACCGCCTTAAATCAATTTTTGATTATCTTTTTAAATCGATAGACACAAATTTTAGAATTGTTAGTACTAATCTATCTTTAACCACCAACAAAACAGGTGAGTTGGTTGGATATACTTTCGAAGTTAAAACAACTCAGGATTTTGATGGTATTGAATACCAACAAATGGCAAAAGACTTGGATGAGGTCGAAAACACATTGTCCGAAATTTTTTCCAAGAATATAATTACTAAAAATCTCAAGATGTCGAATTCTCAAAATTATCCGAACCTTTGGGTTGGAATTCTTATTAATAATTTAAACGCAAATAATGTAGAAGGTCGTATGGATGTTGATTGGGAAATATATGTAGATTTAAACGAATAAATAAATTATGTCAGTAATAAAAAACACACCCTCACAAAGAGTTATCAATGGGAAAATGATAACCACATCTGAAACTGCAGTGGTTTCTGAGCCGTTTTATGAAACACACGGAGAAGCTTGTATTGTCATCCGTGGTGTCCCTCAAGCAAAAGTCCGTTTGGATAGTATGTCTACCGACCATACAGTAATCAAAGCGATGACAAAAGTTCTTATTGTCCCCGATATCGGCAGAATCGATGAAGATTACGATGAACTTTTAATAGAAAGAGGTGCTTGCGTAGAATTTAGATTCTGTGCTGGTGTGTGGTATATTATATCCTCTGACGGACTCAAGC